TATATAACAACACATAGTAATTTATATACTGGATTTGCTACCGTTGTAAGTAGTAGTTATTCAGCTCCATTTACATTTGTCGATGTATCAGGAATTACCTATACATCATCAGGAGGATCTGGATCATTTGGATTCGTAAATATAATTACTAGACGTCTAAATTATTATGTAGGAGTGGGGGTTTACAAAAGCGCTGATAATACATTAATCGGAACAGTTAATTATTATCCAACAACAATAGGCCTTTTAACCATGGATGTTTCTTCTGTTCTGCTTTCAGTATTAGATCCATCTTTACCTTCCGGAACAATAACGGAAGGATTCATAAACGATTCAACTGCATATCAAGGATTTTATATAAAATATACTGAGTTCTGGACAGGATCAGCAGAGAGCGCAACGAGTGATATAGCTAATATTTCTTATGGAGTGATAGCGGCTAATCAAATAGGAAGTACTTGCTATTTAACTACAACGATAATTAATTCAAAATTTGATTATTTCAAATTAATGATAGGAGAATATTACTGCTTATCAATTATAAATAACTCTGCAAGTGCTATATTTTTCTTAAAGAAGACATGGTTCGGGTTGGATGGTATTGCATTTTGTATTTCCTATATAAATACCGGATCAAATTCAGCATTATTTACATATACTCAAAAATTAATTTCAACGTCACAAGACACATTATTTATAAATAAAAATATAGTTAACGCAGGAACTACGGCTTGGACTATAAATGCTAACGGCACATCTTCAGTATCTCTAACTACATTAACAATATCACAAACTGCTGTTTGTCCTTGTTTTATAAAGTCAGGATCTACAGTACAGATAAGCTGGGCTTCATCAATTACAGGAAGTGGAGTTGTAGATGTTTATATTTATAGCTTTAATAAATCTGGTTCATTACAGTCTGTAAACTTAGGGGCATCTGGAGTTACAGGTAGTCAATCAGGAACCGTTTCTATAACTCCTGGCGGTGATGCTTATTATGTAGGAATACGAATAATTAATGGAAGCGCTTTCACCAAAACAGCTACAGGATTATTAAAATTGATTATAGCTGATACTTCGTTATTTAATAGAGTTGATTTTAATGCTTGCACATTAGATACGTCTTATACAGAAGTAGATTTTTCTTCAATTACTGCAAACATTATTACTTCATGTAATCCGATTACTTTATTTTGGCGTAATAGTCAGGGGGGTGAAAGTTCATGGACATTTGGATATGTTCAAGACTCAGTCCAGAAACTACAAGATCCAACTAAAAATACATGGCTAACTCTTTATGAACAGAATTTAACATTAGCTCAATTTAATGCTCTTAATGAATTGTTTTCAGTAAATCAAATATATCAAACTCCAATTATTGAACTAACGACATCAATAGATAAGACAGCAGCCAGGGTAGGCCAACAGGTTTACACCGTGGATTCCAATGGTAATAAAATCGGAGTAATTGTAATAGGTGGGGAGAATAAAACGAGAACCCGTAACCGTAGACATCAATTCCAAGTAACAATAGAACTTCCTGAAATATTCGGATGAGACCTATTTATCAAATATATATTGAAGAACAATTAATTGATATTGACCCTAAGACAATTATCGCTTTAACATTACAAGCTGCTGATTTTGCTAGTGGTAATATATCTTCTCGCAAGGCATCTTATACAAATCAGATCAAAGTACCGGCATCGAATAATAATATCAGGATTTTTGAATATGCTAATAATCCAAAATCAGGATCATCATTTCCTTATATAAAAAAAAGTATTAAAATTTTATCTAATGGACTTCAGATATTGGAAGGCATAACTATTATAAAATCATTCGATACTTATTTCAATCTACAAATTTATTCTTTAAATAAAGATTTGAATTTCAGGATTTCAAATATTTATTTATCTGATCTAGATTTTGGTGATAGCGCTATTACTTGGGATAATTCTTTCATAGATACTAAACGAGCTTCTACTACTGGATGGTGCGCACCTCTTATGAATTACGGTCAGATGTATAAAGACATAAATCCATACCCATATATAGGAGGTTATTATTTGCCGAGTATATCGTATAAGGATATTATTACCACAATACTAACAAATGCTGGGTATACTATATCAGGTACTTTTTACACCAGTGATTATGCATTCAATAATACTGTACTTACTTATTCTAAAAATACTTTTCCTTCCGGAACGATAAAAATGAATGATGTATTATCTACAACGATTTTACAATCTGATTTCCTTCAAGATTTCTTAATTAGATTTGGAGCCGCATTTGACATAAATAACAATAATATCGAAATTATTACTTATGAAAGTATCTTAACTAACACGTCCAATGCTATCGATTGGACAAATAAAAGAGTTAAAAATAAAAGAGATATTATCCAATATAATTGGGGGTCATTAGCGCAAATGAATAACTTTTTATATAATGATGTCGATATAAGTTCAGCTAATATCGGATATGATAATGTTACATTTTTAAATCCAAATGGATCATTAATTGTTGGAAATGAAAATTTACAGAATACTTCAGATGTATATACGTCACTTTTCGAAAGGCCTAATGTTGTAATTCAAAATGAACCCGGATCAGTTGTAGGCAATCGTGTTGAGGTAGCTACTTATGGAGGAGTATGGAATTGCGTTACTTCTAATGTATATAAAACTCTTCCTTCTTCTTTTGTTTTTGATACTGAACCAGTACCCATTATTGCATTATTGTGTGACATCGATGCTGGTGAATTATCTACTTGCATATATGGAGGAAGTGCAAGAACTGATTTTAAAGTAGCTAGATTTAGCGGGATAAATTATCTTGGTACGGCCATAGCATCACAACCAATTTCTATGGCATGGACTCCAAAACCTTTATTAGGAAATATACCTGGAATGCTTGATACTTATTATGCCTCATTTCAAAGATTGTTTACGGATGGATTAATAGTAACGACACATGAATATAATCTTACTGACTTAGATATTAATAATCTGGATTTGCTTACACCTATCTTCGATGATGGGAATTATTATCTAATCAATAAAGTAAATTCATATGTTAGTTATAAGACAACTAGGGTAGAGCTTTTGAAAATCTAGGCTGAGTTAATTCCAGCTTGGAATAATTTTTAGTGTTATGAAGTGGGTGATACAACTGAAAAAATAGAATATGAGATTGTTATTAATGACAACGATCTAACAGCTAAAGGAAGTAAGGTAGCTGGAACATTCGATAATATTTCTGATTCTGCTAAAAAATCCAAAACATCTTTAAAAGATCATAGCGATACTGTAGACAAGATCATCCCTGGATTTAGTGGCATGACTTCCGGTATTGCTTCAGCTACTAAGGCTTCATTGGCTTTCATTGCCACACCTATAGGCGCTGTAATTGGTGCGCTTGGTGTGGCTATAGGCGCTGTAACGGCTTACTTTAAATCAAGCGAAGATGCTGAAAACAAATTGGCAAAAGGCACTGCCATACTTGGAGCTGTATTTGAACAGCTTACAAATTTCGCAGAGGACTTAGGAGAAATGATAGTAGGTCTTTTTGAACATCCACAAGAATCATTAAAGAATTTCGCCAATCTAATAAAAGAGAATTTAGTAAATAGATTCAACGGATTATTAGAATTAATTCCACAATTAGGGAAAGCTGTTGAACTTTTATTTGCAGGTAAATTTTCTGAGGCCGGTAAAGTTGCCGTTGATGCTGCCGCAAAGGCAGGTTTAGGTGTTGAACATGCAACAGATAAAATAGAAGGATTCATTAATAAAGTTGGTGAAGCTGTTGAATTAGGTATTAAAAACGGTGAACGCCTTGCGGCACTTCAGGCAGATATAGATAAGAAACAAAGACAGTTAATTGAAGATCGGGCAAAAACGGATATTGAAGTAATTAAACTTAGAGAAAAAGCGATAACCGAAGAAGGTGATTTAAAAAAGAAAACAATTCAGGAAGCTATAGATTTAGAGACAGCACTTTCAAATAAAGAATTGGAAGTAGCTAAACTTAAACAATCACAGGCAAAATTAGAAGTTGAAAACAATGGAGCAACTAAAGAAGCTCTTACAAAACTTGCAGAAGCAAATGCGGCTGTCATTAATGCAGAAGCAACTCGCTATCAAAATACATTACGGTTTTCAAAAGAGATTGAAGCGATTAATAAAGCTCAAGAAGCTGAAGATCAAAAGGCTCATGATGCTAGTTTAAAACGAATTGATGACGAAGAAAAAGCCAGAAAAAATGCTATTTCAGATGAGGCTAAAGAGATAGAAGACACTCAAAAACAATTTGATGAAGCCGATCAAAAATATTTAGATTCTGAAAATAAAAAATTAAAAGCTCATTTAGATGCTAATAAAAAGAAAGGTGATGATGATAAAAAACAGGCTCAATTAGATTATTTACTTGGTCAACAAAGGTTATCTAATGCGTCAACAGTAATAAATCAAGTAGCCGGATTATTAGATAAAAATTCTGCCGCTTATAAAGTATTAGCTATCTCGCAAGCTTCTATAGATACTTTCAGGGCCGCGACAGCAGCCTTAGCGCCCCCTCCAATTGGAGCTGGGCCATTATTTGGCCCTATCCTTGCGGCTACTACAGTAGCTTTAGGTCTTGCTAATATTGCTAAAATTTCTGGATTTGCTGAAGGGGGACTTTCTGGTACTCGTATTTTTTCAGGAATGGGTAAAAATATTTATCGATCCAATGGGGATAATATGTTGGCAACAGTACGAACAGGTGAAGTAATACTTAATGAAAGACAACAAGCCGCATTGGGAGGATCAAGGACATTTGCGGCAATAGGAGTTCCTGGATTTGCTGCTGGAGGAATAACTGATACACGATTAGATTATTCAATGAACAATGCTTTGAATACACAATTGAATAATGACAGAAATTTTGATGCTATGATTAATAAAATTAATTCTACTGTTCCAGTATTAGTTGTTGAGCATGTGGAGAATTTAATGAACCAAAGAACTGAAATAAGAGAACAAGCCACATTATGAGCATACAAGAATTACATGAAAATGGGACTATGAATTTTCTAGTTCAAAAAGGATTCATTACACCTTCAGCATTTCGTAAGATTGAAATTTTTGTAGAGGTGAAAGCCCTTGAACATCAGGGAATTATACGCTCACATGCAGTGGAACAGATCGCTAAAAAATGCAAAGTTTGTGAATCTACAGTTTGGAAAAGCATGCACATAGTTTCTTCACTGTAAAAATTCATACATAAAAACTTATCAAATATAAACGCATTTTTGATGCGTGATAGGACAAATCAAAATCTTTGGGCCAATCGGTAAGTACGAAGAGAATGGTAAACTTTCAGGAGTTTCACTACTCGATGTAATATCACAAGTCAAAGAATTACCACAAGATACACAAGTTATTGAAGTTCATATCGCAAGTCCAGGAGGTTATGTAGAGGATGGCGATAACATTTACAATTATCTTGAATCACTCAAAAAGCAGTATGTTGTTAATACCATTCAGGATGGTAACATCGCGTCAATTGCTACAAAACTTTTCTTAGTAGGATCACAGAGAACAGCAGATCAGAAGTTTGATTTCATGATTCATAATCCTTGGGTTGATCCAGGGCCAGGCGACTCTAATCATCAAGCGGATGTACTAGAAGGATTGATCGCAGAAGAAGATAAGCTTAGAAAATTCTATTCCAAGACTTTGAATATCACAGAAGAGGGTCTGAAACCTTTGATGGATCAGGAGACAACTTTGACAGCACAACAGCTTATTAGTCTTGGATTCGCTACAACTTTAAAAGCAAATAAACCAGTAATGGCAATGAAGAAAGATGGGGAAAAAGGTTTCGATTGGTCAGCCAAATTGAAAACCTTACAAAAATCTATTAAAGCTCTAACAGGAGCACAGGCTTTAGACCTTCAATTAATGCCTGGGCAACCCGGATCAGTATTAACGGTTGATGCACCTAATGAAGATTCGTTGATAGGTGCTAATGCTACATTAGACGGCAACCCAGCACCTGATGGAGATTATATTGCAATGCCTGATGAAATGGATGGTAGTTCGCCAACAGGAGATACTATTACTGTTAAAGGTGGAGTAGTCACAGCAGTAACAGAGCCAGCCGGAGCGGATCCAAATGCTCAGGCCATCGAGGCAAGAACTTCAAATCTTGAAAAGAATGTGGCAGTACTTATTGATAGTGTCAACGCTCTTTTGGAGGCGAATAAAGCGCAAAAAGCTGAAGCAGTTTCGGAGGCAGTGGCAGAATCTGAAAAGAAAGCTGAAGCAAGAATTATGGCTTTGAAGAATGAGATTGGAACTATCCACCAGCCAAAGAAATCATCTATAGTTTATGCTAAGACTGTTGACACAGAAGAAACTCCTTTGGTTCGTCCAATTGCAGTAAGATTGAAAGAGATTGAAGAACGTAAACGCAAAAATAAATAAGCAATGGCAGCAAGTCCAGTACTAACCAGTAATTACGCAGGTGATCCGCTCGATTACATTATACAAGAAACCGTAATAGGAAATGAAGTAGTAGACAAAGGTTCTGTTTATGTAATCGAAGATGTTCCGTTCAAATTGAACATCGGAAAAATGGTGTCCACTGCCAATCCTATCATTGCCAGGGAGGCTATGCCATCTACAAAATCAGCTACAGTAACTTGGACGGAAGCCCAGCTTATTCCTGCTGAAATGATGATCTATATTCCTGACATCAATCCACGTATTTTTGAAGCTGCATGGAGGCCATTCCAGCCTAAAGGCGCTCTTCCAAATAAGGTTCTGGATCCAAATATCCAGAAAGTATTTTGTGATGTTGTTATCAAGCAAGCTCGTAAACAAGTTGGCAAACTTTTATTGCAAGGGGATACAACCTCTGCAACAGCAGCACTTTCATTTTTTAACGGCTTCTTTACCCGTGCTGCTTCTTCTTCTACAAATATTGATGTTTCCAATTTAGGAACAATTAGCACGGCTAACGTTCAGGCAATACTTGAATCATGTCAGCAATCCGTACCGGATGCTTTGTTCGATGATCCTGATATGGTTTTTCACATGAATACAGGTGATTTCCGTAAATATCAGCAATCAGTAAGACAGCTTTCTTATAAAGGTCAAGGCCCCGCAGAAGATGTCCCAGCTGAGTACGGAGGCCGCGAGATTCGTTACTATAGCCAGGCTCCTGCAAATAAGATCATTGTTTGCAAGGCAACGACTTCAACGGATTCAAACTTCTATGCAGCTGTAGACAAACAGAATGATATGGAGAATTTTATTATTGAAAAACTCCGTCCTGAAGGAGAGCACTATTTCTTGAAAGCACTTTTCAAGATGGATGCAAACTTCAGTATTGATAGCGAGTCAGTTTATTACGCAGGTTCTTAATTTAAAAATATGGCAACAGCAATTGCACTAACAAGATTTTCAGATGTAAAAGAAATTAATGCCTATGAAACAAAAGGCATTAAGTCGACAGCACCAGTTTTTGCGGCCACGAGTGCGCTTGTAGCCTTGTCTGGATTCAGGGTTATTTATGCTTACGCACAATTAACCGGAGCGATGACAATCAATATTACAACTACTAACCTTTTACAGGGTGATGAGTTAGAATTTTGGTTTGAAACTGATTCCTCCCAGCGAGTTGTTACGTTTGGAACAGGGTTTCTTTCAAGTGGAACCGTAACGGTTACAGCAGCAAAGGGCGCTACGTGTAAGGGTGTATTCGATGGAACTAATGTTAGAATCTACGCAAGAGAAATTTACGCTTAATTATGGCAGTAATAGCAGCACCATTCAGAACACAGGGCGCATTAGGAATAGCGCAAGTTTACGCAGCAACGAGTACGCTAATTATCGGTGCGCCTGAAGGTGAGGACTTACATTATTGTTATGCTTCCCTAACTGGAAACATGACTATTAATGCAACGATGCCAGGTCTTTTACAGTTTCAAAAGGTATTTTTTCAACTCACGGCTGACACTACTTCAAGGACGGTAACTTTTGGAACAGGGTTTATTCAGTTAACATCCGGTGGAATGACAGGCGCAACATTAGTTGTTCCTGCTTCTTTAAATGCCACAGTGATGACCGTATTCGATGGCACGTCATTAAGGATCGTCGAGATTAAGGTAGAGGGTAGAGGGCGGACACAAGAAAGTACAGCCTACGCTACACCTATGGAGGTTGTGGATCAATTTGCGGCTGTTCACTTGGTAACGCCTGCCCAGCTTACTGGAGCGTTGACATTGAATGCCACAGCAGTAACTAAGGCAATCGTAGG